CAAACACCGGGGCCGGCAGCTGTTCCGCAGCAACCCACCAGTCTGGAGCCTTCTTCCGAGGCTCAGATGCTCGCCACTCAGGGATACCTGACCAAGAGCGACAACGGGTGGGAAGCAAAGAACCCGGCGTTTCAGTCATTCGCCGATGAGCAAAACCGCATTGAGGCTCAGCGGGTATCCCTGCTCACGCAGTTCAGTCAGAACCCGGACAGCTACATTCAGCAGCAGGTTCAACAGCTGGGCCTGCCGAACAGCGAGGCGCTCACCGAAATCCAGCAGGAAGTCGCCGACCTTCGCGGCCAGCTGGAAGCAGAGCGAACCACGGTTCAGGAAGCGGAAGTTGATCAGTGGATCGACAGCAACGCTCCGCACCTCTTCGTGAATGGCGACCGCAATCAGGGTTACACGCCATACGCACAGCGATACAACGCGATCTCCGGGCACCTTTCCGAGATGGCACAGGGCATGGGGCAGACACTGTCCCGCTCTCAGCTACACGACAACACGCGGAAGTTTCTGGAAGTCGAGGCTGCACAGCAGGCTCCAGCTCCCGAGCTTCCGGTGGCTCAGCCTCAGCCTTATCAGCAGCCTCAGCCTTATCAGCAGCCTCAGCAGCCTCAGCAGCCTCAGCCATCATTCATGCAGCATGCTGCCACGGCGCCACCGCAATCAACAACAAATCGCCTGACAGAATATCCAGCTCAGCAGCCAAACGGGAATAACGTCCCGACACGCAAGAGCGGGGTCCCAAGTCTTATCGGGACGATTGAACAGCAACAGCGTACGATGAATCCCAACGGTTTCCGGGTTTAATGGAGTAGTCAGTCATGGCTAGTTTTCTGACCGTTACAGAAGAAGCTCATATCAACTCAATCCGTACTGCCGCGCCGCAGTACATGAGCGGCTTCAGTGACCTGACAAAGCGTAACCACCTGCTCCTCAATATGATGGCCAGCTGGGGGCAGATTGAATACAACGCGAGCGACATTTCGCGTATCTGGCAGATCAGGGTTCGCCAGCCCGAGGTCAGGGTCTTCTCAAACACGACCAACAAGACGTTCTCCGATCACAATCCATACGAGCAGATGCAGGTCGGCATCCGTGGTTTTGAAGCGAGCGACCTCCTCAAAGAACTCGAATGGAAATTGAATCAGGGCAGCACTCAGCTGATTCCGTTGTATGAAAACAAAATGGAGTTCCTGGGCTCCACGCTCGTAGAACGTATGCAGGAATGGATTCCTCGCGACGGCGACACAGCTGCCTATCAGGACGGCTATCAGGGATTCGAGTCCTGCCTGTTGGCAGAGAACGCAACAACCGGATCAGCTGACCCGGACGCCACTGACCGAATCGTTTTGCCAAACGACTCATACGGCGGGCATCCAACGGACCTCGCCAACTTTGGTGGGACATGGACATCAGACCTGCCCGCTGCCAGCCGCATGAATAAGACGCAGAACGTCGACAACGACTGGCCCTACGGTCAGGGCGATTCCGAATACGACGCTTTGAGTCCTATGCTCTGGGCATATGACAGTTCCGGCTGGGGAGCAACCGCATGGGAAGACAATGTGGAGCCCGTCATTCGCGATGCGGCGACAGCCCTGCGAAACAAAAACGGCATGGGCATGGGAGACATTGACCTGTGCTTCCTGCTCGCTCCGAACCTATATCCGGGTGCGGAAAACTATTACTCAAGTCGGTTCCGCATCATCCAGCCATTCACTGGCGGAGATCAGGGCCACCCAATGCCGAACTCAATCTATGTCGACGGCGTAGCACTGAAGAGTGACTACTCTGTACCGGCTGACATTGGTTACGGCGTCTGCCCGAACCACATTGAGATGTTTAATCTCAAGTGCATGAATATGGGACCGAGTCCAGCACCTGAGCAGATGATCGATGTCTTCGGTCCTGACTGGTCACCTGAGCACGGTGCATATCTGATGCGCGTTTCTACATTCGGAAACCTGCGGATGCAGCCCAAATTTATGTGCAAGTTGGCTCCAACCGCTCATTACATCGCCCAAACCGGCGCGTAAACCAAGCTGAACTTAACACCTGAGTGACTCCACTTATTGCAGTCTTCGGAGATTAAAAGATGACTACTTACTTTTCAGGCAACAACATTCGTGGCCAGGTAAACATTGGCAAAACGGCTAGTCTGTTGCTTGGCGATAAAGTTGAGTTTCAGGATGTCAATAACACTGGGGGTCCAGGGTTCAACACTCGCTACAGTGGCATGACTTCCATTGCCCGGTGGGTTAAGAACACCTCCGGTGGAACATTGGTTCCAGGCCACTCAGTCACGTACAAAGCCAATAAGTACGGGACTGAACTTGGCGCTCAGTCCGCTGCAGATGTTTCTTTTCATGGAATCATCGATCCGGACATCTCCACAGCCACGGTCGCCGACGATGACGAGTTCCTGCTGTTCATTGAGGGGCCGTGCCTCGCGATTGTTTCAGCAGCCATCACGGTGGACGAGATCACCTCGTCCGGTTCAGGAAAAGTGAAAGGCGTAGCCACAACGGAAGTCCCAAGTGCCTACGCACTGGAAGCTGGTGACGCTAAGGCCGATACCAACACCATGCGTGTCTACTTGCTTTGTGAATCAAACATCGAACTGGCGTAATTGAACGGGCTGATTGGCCTGAGTTTGAGAGGGGAACAATGGCTGCACAACCATCAGGCTCGCAGGACGGGAAACTGCCTACGAGCAAGGATACTCCGATTCGTCAGGACAAATTGGCCAGCGCTACTCGTGGAGGTAAGTGAGGCCTGGCTGTAAACAGGGGGTCTCGCTGTGATTTCGAAAGCTCAACAGACGCACGCCTTTGGCGATAAAATGATCGTCTGTGACGAGTGCGGAATCCCGAAGCCTCCTGAGAAGTTTGCCGTTGACTCAGTGGTCTGCAAAGGCGCCTGCGCTGACAGAGTCATGCTTCGCCGCAAGCTCTCCCTCACCACTCCTCAGGACCAGTTCCTGAGCAAGTACGAGCAGCACCTCAAAGAGCTTCGCAACACTCGCCACAATCATACGATTGATTCCGCAGACAAGGCGATCGGGATCCTTGGTGAGACGCCAGCCGAAAAGGCCGCGCATTGCGTCAACCAGTTAATGAACCCGGTTGGTGATGAAGATCTGTCAGAAGAGCAGATCGCCGCCATGCCGAAAGACTACAAGACGATCGGCCATTTCCTGAAGCTGATCAACGACACAGTGGTAAACGCTGACAAGCAGCTCGCAGACGTGGGCAACCCGTTTGCTGACATGACGCACAAGGACCTTCGCGGCATCGTCATGAAGACGGTCACCGAGGAAGCAAAGTCTGATCAGTCCCTCAGGTTGGACATGATCCGCACGTTGATGCAGACCTGCAGCACCTTTCTGGAAGAGGTCACATTGGTTGCCAAAGAGATGGAGGCAATCGAGATATGACGCTCACGACGCACCAGTTCCTGCAGGCGGCTTCGGCTCTGCAGGCAAAGGAGATGGATGGGCTGGCACTGTTCAGGCCCACGGTTACTCAGGAGGACGCCCTGCGTCGCATGTGTGAGGACCACGTCTTTGAGTCCCTGATCGTTGGTGGTAACCGATCTGGTAAATCAGTTTTGGCTGCCAGCTTCTTTGCCTCGTTCGTTCGCGACATTCCCATCACGTCATGGTCAGGTGAGGAGTTCCACTGCCGACCCAAACGACTGAAGGGGCAGCCGATCAATGCCTGGGTCATTGGCGACCACCTCAAGCATATCGGCATGACAATCTACCGGTTGCTGTTTGATGAGGACGCCTCCAAGGGTCTGTTCAAAATCGTACGTGACGAGGTCACCGGTGCCTGGCGTGCGTGGCAACCTGAGATGTTTGCCAACGACTGGGATCGCAAGAGTCAGTCCCGCTGGGCGCCGCCAGTCATTCCTCCGGCAGAGATCGAGGAAATATCATGGGCTGTTGGTCGCAAAAAGGAGCATGAGTTCCGCGCGATCAAAATGAAGAACAAGACCACGATCCATGGGTTCGCCTCATCCGGTGAAGTGAAACAGGGTGACCCGGTTGACCTCATCTGGAACGACGAAGAGATATTCAGCGCCTCGAAGCATTACTACCAGGAATGGTTGATGAGGCTGCGTGACGATGAAGGCATGCTCATCTGGTCCACCATCCCGCGTGACTCATGCTACGTATTCAATGGCGTGATTGACCGCATGGAAGATCAGGAGCTGGAGACTGAGAAGGGTGAGCGAAAGCCGGAAGAGTGCCACACAGCAAAGATTGAGCTGTCGTATCTGGATTCACCGTTCATCCCGCAGCGGCAGAAGGACCTCGCGCTGGAGCAGGCCGGCGACCGGGACACCATGATTCGCATCTACGGCAAGCGTTCCTCGCCATTGATCAGGGTCTACCAGGATTACAACGCAGACTTCCATGTCGTCAACTACAACGAGCCATCGTTAAACGACAAGGTCACGGAGGCCCTTGCCGCCAACAATTGGGTGCCGCCACACACCTGGACCCGTGAGTTGATACTGGACCCAGGCACGCAAAAGCCTGGCGTGCTGATGGGCGCCGTGCCTCCGCCGGACATGTGGGATGAGCAGGAGCCCTACTTCATCTGCTACCGGGAAATTTTTATCCGCCGTGCCTCGCCTGGTGATTTGGCTAAGCAGATCATGCTGACGGAGAAGAGCTATGTCTTTGAGCGTTTCATCATCGACGGTCGAATGGGACGACAAACGCCACCAGGCTTTGTGGAAACTGTCGACTACCAGTACGAGAAAGCCTTCCGAGCAGTGGGTTTACAGAGTCGTCAAACCGGTAGCGGGTTTATTGCCGGGGATGACGATTTCTCAAGAAGGTCTAAGCAGGTTATTAGATCACTGCGCACAAGGCAGTGCGGGAGACCTCAGCTCAGAATAATCAATCAGACCTGCCCGAACTTAGTACGGCAGATGATGACCAACGTACGTAAGACATCACCTGCTGGAGATCCAACAGAGGTTCCAGCAGACAACCAGGTTGACGATATGCGGGTCACCCTGGAGTATTGGCTGTCCCGTCGTCCAACATTCCACGCGCGTGCGGACGAGGCACCTGACGAACGTGACATGGGACAGTTAGCATATCAACGACTTATCGATGAGCATAAGATGCGTAACTCAAGCCTGCCACGGCAAACCAATTACCAAATAGGAGTACCCGCGTAATGTCCACTGCGACAAAGCCAAAAACTAAGAAGGCAAGTAAACCATTCCCCTCAGTAAATGTCGGCGATATCATTCTATGGTGGCATGGCGGGCTAACGTCCAACGCTCCGCTGCCGGCTATTGTTGTACACAATGGTGGTCAGGGTAATCTGGACATATACGTATTTCGTCGCCACGACAACATACGGCTCGGTGGTGTTAAGCATCGCGACGATCCGAGACTAAATCAGGCCCAGAAAGTACGATCCGGTTGTTGGGACGTTCGAGAGTAAACCATGTACGATTCAGCGGTCGAGATGCAGGGCGGGTTCTACGGTCCACTCACCAATATATGGGTGGAGCGTATCAAGGCTGCGCAGCAGTCAAAGACCAGGTTTAATCTGGTCGCCAAAACCTGCAACGACTTTTACGAGTCGCAGCGCGGGTTCATGTGGAACGATAAGCAATACTTCAACGGGGAAATGCCCAGTCCGAAGTTTGCGATCTGTATCGCCAAGGCCTTCGAGTTCGTCAGTATCATCGGCCCGCATCTGTTCTGGAACTACGCCGACCGCAAGGTGTTCAGCCAGAAAGAGATGGAGCTGGTCCCGGAACTGTTTGGCGACCCTCAGGATCCTGAAGCCCAGAAGCTGGCTCAGCAGGTCATGCTGGACGAGGCGAAGAAGAAGGCGATCAGCGACTTTGCCAATGACATGATGGGGGTCTACCTCAACTGGTCGCAGCGCGAACAGCCCGGCACGCTCATGGTGCATGGTAATCATGCGGTCACCGAGTCTCTGATCAAGGGGATGGCCTGCCTGTGGCCGGAAACCTACAGCCCTCCGGGATCGGACGCGGTTTACACGCGGCTGTGCCACGACACGATCGACAACCTATTCATCGACCCTGACTGCAAAGATCCGCTTTGGGAAACTGCTGGGTACATTATGTGCCGCCACTCTAACCCGCTGTGGCAGGTTGAGCGGATGTTTGGCCTGCCTCGTGGCGAGCTGGAAGGCAAGGGTACGCAGCACTCTGCAGAAATGCAGGCTCGCAAGCAAACCAGCCAGGCTGACCGTGCCAGCAGCAAAACATTCGACCTCATTGAGTGGTATGAGATCTGGAGCAAAGTGGGAGTTGGCCCTCGCACCAAGCAGCTCAATCATCACATGATCGACATGTTTGATGACAAGGTGGGCGACTATGCTTACCTGTGCATCGCGCCGGGTGTCGAATATCCGCTTAACGCACCGCCGGACAAGTTCTTCGGCCAGAACCCAGCCACCTCAGATCAGGTTGCTGAGATGTTCCAGTGGAGATGCCGTAACTTCGGTGATCATTTCCCGGCATGGAAAGACAACCGCTGGCCTGTCAGCACGCTGTCATATCATCCGCTCATGGGCTCACCGTGGCCAATGGCGCCACTCGGTCCAGGCCTTGGCGAGTTGATCGCGATAAACGTGTTGACCTCATCGTACATTGACTCCAGCTGGAGCAATCGTCAACAGATCCTCGCTTACCTCAAGTCCGCCGCATCGGAGGCCGAGCAGGTCCTCAACTCGGACGATGCCGTGGTGAAGGTCGGGCTGAACGACAATATCCACGAGGACATCGGTAAGGTCATTCAGTTCCTGCAGAAGCCAATGGCGCAGGGCGACCAGCTGCAGGCTATTGAGATGCTGTCGCTCAACTTCAATCGTCGCGTCGGCCTGAATGAGATGCAGTACGGCGAGTCTAAAACCCAGATCCGCATCGCATCAGACTCC